CAACCATATTAGACGCTCCTTCAGTAGGAACGCCATTTCGGATCATATGAAGCCATGCACCAAAATATTGCTGGCAAGCCAGCCAGTAATGGATTGAGCATGGTGCAAATCGGCGAGTTTTGCCCTTATTTAACGACGCGGCATCAAGGATTTCATCCTTACTAACGTCGGTTGTGAACTCTTTTGGATAGCCGGTTTCAAATAGCTCTGGCAAAAATTCTCGTAGATAGAAATCTTTAAAATCTTTGCTTAATTCAATTTTGTCATCATCTATACGAGAAAAGAATGGTGCTTTTCCATTATGAGGGTATTTACACCATGGAAAACCTGGACTAGTTGTCATGTGAGGACCCTTAAGATTATGCTCCGTTACTCCCTGGCAAGCCATTTCAAGTGGCAAGACGTTGGGCAGGCCTGCTGAAGTATGTCCCCAATCTAAAGCAATTTCCCTTGCCGATTTCAAAATATCTTCGTCCGCAATATTACATTTGAATCTTCTTTTCAGTTTCGCATCTCGGTACTTATTCGATCCTCTCCCTAAATGGGGAATACCATAGCTGGATGACGAATATTCTGGAGGAAATTTCTTCATCCTCTCGTCATGTAATAATGGACTCTGATAATAAGAAGAATCTTCAGGGGAGTATACTGCAAATTTCGGCTTGACGAATCCAAGAAAATGAATGTGATCGTCTAGGTTCTGTAATTCTTTCCATTGATGAGGTCTAACCATTGAAAGGTTTTCTTCCATAATGCATTCTCCTCTGAATGAACACGTTGGATCTGCTCTGGGGTCAAAATTATTTTGCCCCATTTCTTGATCAATACGCTTAAACTTGTCCATGACTAGTTGAATATCTTCATAAGTTAATGGAGTTGCGTAACAGACGCCTTGACTCTTATTAGTAGCATATTGGATACCCACTAATTTTTGCTGCATTGAGGCATTCCGCATCATCCATAATCCTCCGCTAGTACCAACTTCAGGACATCCCTTGGCCTTTAGTAATCTGCCAACAATATCATGATCTTTGCCTCCGTATGTTAACTGATGGCTAAAATCAGTCATCCACTTAATCTCAGTTATTCCTTCAGCAGTTGCAATGTCATCACGGTGATGCAAGACAACACCATTCATTCCAAGATATTTATATCCTTCCATAGGTTGTGGTAAGTTCAATATATCTTTCTCTCGCACAAATGATTTGTGAATACTGCGCATCACTAGTTGTTGATAGCCCACTATACGGAAAAAAGCTACGTCATACTGACACCCACTTCTTTCGATGTGAACAATTTGGTTTTCATCCCATTTAAGCACATGCTCTTGTCCATTATGTGATAAGTATAAATATCACCATCATTCATGTCATGCACCATATGTTGACATGTTACATAAATCCCAAATCCAATGTGGGTTGCTGTTCCTGATGGCATTGCAATTCCATACGTCTAAAGGCAAGAACATTCTTTTTCAAAAGAGAGGTCATTTGCGCTTCAGCATTGTAATCAGCAGTGGCCTGTGGCCTACTTTCGGAATATCGAATCTCTCTCTTTTCTCGAGATTTTGACGTTTTCTCAATCAACTCCCTAATATCTTCTGGAGCCTCATCCACTGCTTCTTTGACAGCCTCTAATTGACGAACGTATCTTTTGTGTGCTTCGACATATGCATATACAATTATGGCAATAATCAAAAGCACACAAAGAAGAAGCAAAATGGTTCTTCTTCTAGTTCGTCTTTCTTTCTTCTCGGAAGCGGTTAACCATCTGGCAGCAAGAAATGTTGTAAAGCAAAAAATCGAGAACGGACCTCCTACATACCAAGGTAGCAACATCATACCCACTATAGTAGTGACAGGGGCCATTCCTCCAGTAAACATCATAACTGCATATGCTACAAACATGTCCCATTTTGATGATTCAATGTTAAGACGGTGAGCAATGTCCAGATAGTCCAGAAATTCTACAAATTTAGCTTTGGCACGCCAGTACCACTCTTGTTTTTTAGGCTTGTCTTCAGTAGACATTGACTTAATTTCTTCGGAAACAACTTCACCAGCTCTACCAAAAACTCCACGAATGTATCTTTCTCCACTAGCAAATTTCCCTTTTCCATGAAAGTCATTTAGTGCTGAGATGACATTGTATAAGGCACCAGCAATGGAGTCTTTTCCATGCTGAGTGCTTGAATCAAATTCTCTTTCAAGAATACGAAATGTATCAGCATAGGTTCGCATTGTTGATAAATTATTCAGAAATTTACTTTCAATTAAACCCCATGATCTGGGATTCTGGTACTTGTAATGTCTCCAGTCTAAATACTCAGAATGCAGATAATAATTGTACATTATTTTCGGGTAGTGAAATTCTTTGTCACCCTCTTTGAAAATGGGAGGATGTAAAATACATAGGTTATACATTCTCCTGATGTGTCGAGATCTTTGATGTTTTTCTGATTCGCTGGAATTCAGGTAATCCCTAATTGTCTGCATCTTATTCAAATAATCAATTTTTGAAATTGAGCAGTATAAATGTTCTGCAGCCTCCAAAGCTTCTCGAGACGATGGTTCAAATACCGAAGTTAACTCTTCTACACTGGATTCAGATTCTAGGCTGGGTGTATTGAAGTCTTGCGCATCCTTAACACTAACCACTGCCATTTTATCGTGGCTGGCCGTTTCTTTGCAAATTTTCTTCCATCCAGTAGCCCTTACATCATCC